TGTAATCAAGGCTGCCTCTCTCCACATAATGGAGACAGACAACCAAGTAAACCCACCTAAGAGATTAATAAGAGGTCCATAAGGATAGATATTCAGTGAGTTTAAGGCAGCGCCAATGATTAGAAATCCTGTCGCCACCCATTTTAATATTTGATCTATTTTCATCTAGGATAGATAGCAAATGTATCAGCCCAACCCATTAACACATAACTAGGATCTCTACGATAACCTGGCTTTGATGTGCCTCTATATCGGTATCTGATATTCATAGCATTTTTATTGTTACTTACTTCTTTAAAATATTTAAGATATTTTATCGGAATGCCTTTGGCAATAGAAACTTCTTTGCCTCTAGGATCCGTTAAGTATTTTGATAAAAGAGGATTAACTATTCTCTCAAAAATTTTTCTTCTTCTATTCATCATATCTCCTATTTTAAATATAAAGGTCCAGTCCATTGAATTGGATAGTTACCTGTTAGTACGTTACCTCTTGGTGAGTTCAAAGCAGGAGCATTGTAACCAGCTGCTTTTAATATGTCACCTTTTTTAAAATGTTTAAAGGCTTCTTTTACGATAAAACAAAAAACACCAGTATCTTGTACAATCTTAATATACTTTTTACCTTCTTTAATTTTTGTTTTATTATCCCATTGTTCAACTTGTTCTTTAGAATAACCAGTAAGTTCTCTACCACCAGAGGTAGACATTCTTACATAGTCATCTTTAGCACCAGCCATCAAGTTTTTGATACCTTCGTTTAAAGTTTCAGCAGTTTGTGTTACAGTTATCATTATTGTACCTCCAACATTGTCATTGGCACTCTATAAATTTTACCCATAAGGTCAACTAAACATTTACTATTCATAATTTTAGTAATCACACCTGGAGTTTTTTTAGTTTTTTGTACTACAAAAACTTTAGTACCAACTTTCATCTCATTTTTTACTTTTTGTTTTATAAGAGTATCAATAATAGCCTTGGTATCATTTAATTGAGTGATACTCATTTTGTTTAAAGTTTCTATCATCATAGTTTATTGTCCTTCCTTGTTCATAGTTAATATAGTCATTATACCACAAATAATCATAATTGTCAAGCAAATAAAAAATGCTGTCCAGTTTTCATTACCGATACAAGCACCACCACAATCTTCAATGGCACCAACAGCAAATATAGCAGATAAGATTGTTACTATACCAAAAAAACTACTCATTAAAGTACCTCACAAACGTTATATTCGTCAATACCTAACATATCAACGTTTTGAACGGCTAAAATATCTTTTTCAGCTTGGTCAAAATTGATTTTTTTATTTTGATACTTTTCGATAATAGCATCAACAGCTTTTTCGGCTTCTTCGTAAGCCCATTCTTTTACTTTCATAGTGTTTCCTTTCTTATTAATCATTATATACTAAATATAAGGGAAAAAAATCGTTTTGTAAAGCGAAAAATCCCGAAAAAACAGGAAAAAATGAGAAAAAAACCCTTGTTTTTCAGTGTTTTATTGACTTTTTTGTTCTTATTTTGTTCTTCTTGTCAAAAAACACTGGAAAATTGTAAAATTAGACCAGATTTAGAACGAATCGGCGAAGAAATCAAAGAATCAGTCGAATCAAAAAGAGAAATTGACGTGGATAATATGAAATCTGTTCAAACAAGTTGTAATTTTTAAAATAAATAGTCTTAAAAGGTAAAAAAATGAAAAATTGTCAAAATTGTGGACACGATTGCCACTGTGGAAACAGTTGTATTCAACAACACACAGATGGCGATAACAAAAAAGTTGAAGTTGTTTGTTGTAATCAGTGCCGACACGAAAAATATGATGATTCGTGGAAAGATACTATAAAATATGACACCCTTGACGTTGATTCATTTAATGGAGCATAATATATGGCAAAAATGAGATTATTTAAATTTTGGAATGAAAAAGGTGATGAAAAAGAAAAAGAAGCAGTTAGTTTAAAAAAAGCAGTTAGGTCTGTTCAGTCTGAATTTGATAAAGACAAAAAAATCAGTGTAGAATATATTAGTAAAAAAGGCAAAGAGATGTGTCATTCTATATTCATACCTATCGGCAGAAAAATAAGACAAGCAATTATACTAGAAAAAAGAAAGGCAGCTGAAAAAGCAGCTAAACAAGCTAGTAGATAAAAAATGTTAAAAGGTGAATTTGTTATTAGAAGAAATGGCAAAATAGAAAGATTTAGTGAATTTGATAAAATACCTTCTCAGTATGAACATTTAATTGAGTTTAAACCAGATTATCCACCTGAGCCTCATACTGAAGAACAACATAATGAAATATCAAAGTATAATGATTACTTAAAGGAGTTAATATCACGTGCCAGCGGTAACTAGAGTCGGAGATGCTGACGTTCCTCATTGTTCAGGAATGACAAGAGCACAAGGATCGCCAAATGTAAGAGTAAACAGTATACCTGTATCACGTCAAGGTGACAACAATACTGTTCATTTACTTCCAGGTGTGCCATGTCCACCACATTCAGCAGCTATTGCTAAAGGTTCAAGCACTGTTTTTGTCAATGGTAAAGGTTGTGGTAGAGTAGGTGATGCTATATCAGGTTGTACAAGTGTGGCGGCAGGTTCACCAAATGTTTTTGCTGGATAGTGTATAAATATTAGTATTATGGCAAACTATGATGCTTCATCTACTAATAAAAGTAAAAGGTCAAACAGGACTTTTAAAGATTTAGATTTAGATTTTACAAGAAATCCTGTTACTAACGATATTTCTAAGATTGAAGATATAGATGCTGTAAAAAGAAGTGTACGTAATTTAGTTCAAACAAACTTTTACGAGAGACCATTTCATCCTGAAATAGGATGTGGAGTTAGAGAGTTATTGTTTGAACCTTTTACACCAATTACAGGCATTTTTTTAAAAAGAAAAATAGAAGAAGTAATTACAAACTTTGAACCACGTGTTGCTTTAAATGATATTTCGCTAGAGCAAGATGATGATAAAAACAGATTAGAAGTAAAAATTTATTTTTACGTTAGAGGAGTTCCAGACCCAATAGTTGTAACAACTTTTTTACAAAGGTTAAGATAAGATGGCAAATCATAAATTAAATATTTCAGAATTAGATTTTGATAATATAAAAAGTAATCTAAAAACTTTTTTACAAAAACAACCAGAATTTTCTGATTACAACTTTGAGGGTTCAGGTTTATCAATTTTATTAGATGTCTTAGCTTACAACACACACTATCTAGGTTTCAATGCTAATATGTTAGCAAATGAAATGTACTTAGATAGTGCTGACATAAGAAAAAATATCGTTTCACTTGCCAAGATGTTAGGTTATACACCAACATCAGCAAAAGCTCCGACGGCAACAATTGATATTCTGGTAAATAATGCTACAGGTGCTTCTATTACAATGGATAAAGGAACCGTGTTTACAACTTCTATTGGTGGCATCTCATATCAGTTTGTTACAAATGCTGATCACACAATAACACCTGTCAATGGTGTTTATAGATTTTTAAGTATTCCTATTTACGAAGGAACACTAACAACTTTTAAATATACTGCTAATCCTACAGATCCTGACCAAAGATTTATAATACCGACTAATCGTGCTGACATTACAACTTTAAAAGTTACAGTACAAAATTCATCTACTGATTCAACAACAAGAACATTTACAAAAGCTGATGGAATTTTAGAATTAGATTCAACATCAAAAGTTTATTTTGTACAAGAAGTAGAAGATGGTAAGTTTGAAGTTTATTTTGGTGACGGAATTATCGGAACTGCTTTAGATGATGGTAACATTGTTAATTTAGAATATATTGTTACAAATAAAACAGACGCTAATGGTGCTTCTTCATTTACATTAAATGGAAGTATCGGCGCTTTTTCAAATGTTTCATTAACAACAGTTTCAAGTGCTCAAGGCGGTTCAGAACCACAATCAAAAGAATCAATTCGTTACAACGCACCATTACAATATGCTAGACAAGATAGAGCTGTAACAACGTCTGATTACGAAACACTTGTAAGAGAAATTTATCCTAACATACAATCTGTTAGTGCTTGGGGTGGCGAAGATGATGAAAGTCCACAATATGGTATTGTTAAAATATCAATATTACCTTTATCAGGTTCTACTTTAACGGCTGCTACAAAAACAAGTATTGTTACACAATTAAAAAAATATAATGTTGCTTCAGTAAGACCTGAAATTATTGATCCTGAGATAACAAAAATATTAATAACATCAAATGTTAAATATGATGAAAAGGCAACTACAAAAGATGATGATACAATTAAGTCTAATATTATTACGACTTTAAATAATTACAATACAGATAATTTACAAAAATTTGATAGTATTTTTAGATATTCAAAAGTTACTGGTTTAATAGATGCTACTGATACAAGTATTTTATCAAACATCTCAACAATTAGAATTAGAAAATCATTTACACCAAGAATTGCTACATCAGCAAGATATGATATAGAATTTAGAAACGCTATTTACAATCCACATACAGGACACAAATCAGCCGAAGGCGGTATTTTAGAATCATCAGGATTTAAAGTAGTAGGCGATACAACTAATGTTTATTTTTTAGATGATGATGGATCTGGTAATATTAGAAGATATTATCTAGTAGGTGCTGTTAGAACGTATGTAAACAATACACAAGGTACAATTAATTATGCTACAGGTCTTGTAACTATAAATTCTTTAAATGTATCAAGTGTTGAAAATATCCGTGGTTCTGCTTCATCTGTAATTGAAATCACAGTACAACCTAACTCTAACGATATTGTTCCAGTAAGAAATCAAATCTTAGAATTAGATACTGCTAATTCAAACATAACTGTGTCTGCTGATACTTTTGTAGGAGGATCTGCTGATGCTGGAGTAGGATACAACACTTCATCTAGTTACGGCACATAATAAAAAATTATGGCAAAGTTTACGGATAAAATATCCAATCTTATTAATAGTCAGGCTCCTGATTTTGTATTAGAGCAACATCCTAAATTTTTAGAATTTCTTAAAGCGTACTACACATTTATGGAGTCCGCTGAATTATCCGTTACTTCTATTCAAACCACTGATGGTATATTTTTAGAAACAGAAACAAACCAAGAAAACGTTTTATTATTAAATAGTACACGTGTAGGTTCTGAAAGAACGCTAGAAGATGAAGGCGACAAAATATTATTAGAAAGTTCTGTATTTGGAAAGTTTACACGTGGCGAAACTATAACAGGTCAAACTTCAAATGCAACTGCTGTAATTTTAGGAGAAGACTTAACTAATGGTCGTTTGTTTATTTCAGCACAAGATAAATTTATAGTAGGTGAAACTGTTTTAGGTTCATCATCAAATGCCAGTGGTATCATTAATAATTATAAACCTAATCCTGTAGAAAACATACAAGACTTATTAAACTTTAGAGATCCTGATAAAGTTATATCAAATTTTTTAACAAAGTTTAGAAATGAATTTTTAAGTACCTTACCAGAACAATTAGATTCAAATGTTAACAAAAGAACATTAATTAAAAATATAAAATCACTTTATAAAGGAAAAGGAACAGCTGATGCTCATAAAGTATTTTTTAATTTACTTTTTGATGAGCCTTCAGAAACAACTTATCCTAGAGAAAGTGTATTACGAGCATCGGATGGTAATTGGGGAATAGAAAATATTTTACGATCAGTTGATACAGATGGCGATTCAACAGATTTAATTGGTCGTACAATTACAGGACAAACATCAGGTGCTACAGCGATACCTGAAAACGTTTTTAAATTTCAAATAGGTGCTAATTTAGTTACAGAATTTACTTTAAATCCAGAAACTACAAATGGCACATTTATTATTGGTGAAGAAATTAGAGGAACAAAAACAGATGAAGATGATTTGTTTATTAAAACAATAGTCACTGGTATTCCTACTGAATTATCAATTATAAATGATGGTTCTTTATATTCAGCAAATGATAATGTTGCTATCACAGAAACAGGTGGAGAATCATCTAATATTCAAATTAACGGTGTTGGTCGAGGTGGGATTGATACTTATGTAATTGAAAATGGTGGAACAGGTTATGAAATTGGCGATGATATTATTTTTAATAATACAAACACAGGTGGTGGTAATGCCAGAGCAAAAGTAGCCGTTGTTAATGGAGGATTTACACAAGAAGAAGCCACGGCATCAAATATATTATTAGAAGACAATAGTGGATCAGTAATATTAGAAAGTTCTGAAGATGGAAGATATACTTTTGTTTTAGAAGGCGACAGTGAAGAAGGCAGTATTATATTAGAAGATGGAAATTACTTGGTTCAGGAAGATAGTGACTTAGCTGCTGAAGAAGAAAACATAGAATATCTGTTACAAGATATAGAAAATATTTTAGAAGAACATATTGTTTTAGAAAATGAAACTGTAAGAGGCGATCCTTACACAGGAAATAAAATTGTACAAGAAAGTGGTACAGGCACAGGTGATATTACTGATATTAGAATTGTATCTGAAGGTTCAAGTTATATTTCATTACCAACGGTAACAGTATCAGATTCATCAGGCGGTTCAGGTGCTTCTGTTTTAGCTTACGGAACACAAATAGGTCGAGTACAGTCTATTAAAGTTGTTGAATACGGTGCTTATTTTGAACAGTCGCCAACACCTCCTACACTTGTACTTCCAACAAATTTAATTTTAACAAATATTTCAGGTTCTGGTTTTTTAACAGGTGAAACTGTAAGTGCTTTGGGCGCTGATGGTTCAACTACAATCACTGCTACTGTTTCATCATTTGATAACTCACGTAATTTATTAAAGTTATCTCAGGCATCAGGAATATTTGGTACCGATGTTACAATTACAGGTGCTACAACAAGTACAACAGCAAATATAAAATTATTCGATCAATCAACATCATCAGCAACAATAGGTGCTTTAGCAACAACAAGTGGCGACTTTGTAAATCAGGATGGTTTTGTTTCTGAAAATACAATGAGAATACATGACAACTTAATTTACCAAGATTATTCTTATGTAATTAAAATAGGTCGTGTTATTAATGAATGGAGAGATTCATTTAAGAAAACAATGCACTCTGCTGGTTATTATTTTACAGGACAAGTTACATTACAAACTCAAATATCTGCTCAAATTTCATCGCCAGTTGATGGTATTATATCTGGTGAAAGTGATGATCCAATCTTCTCTATCATCAACACTTTATTTACAACTATTTTTGGAAGAAGACTTGGTACTGAAGATGATGGAACGACATTAAGAGTAAATCCAGAAACAGGTGTTGATCCATTATTTGATGATAGTACAAATGATTTCTTTACACCAAATACACGTGATTTAACATTAGTTCACAAAATGTTGCTTAAGTTACCGATCACAGAAATACCAATTAATTTTAGAGGCACAGATTATAACTTTGGTTATGCTTATTGTGGACCGAGATTAAAGTCGTTGAATATATACAATATACCATTTGACAGTTTATACGGTGGTGGTAAAACACTTGAAACTTATGCTGCTATTCAAAGTGCTAATCCAGGTTACGGTGTTTCTCCGTCTGTACAAGCGATGACAATGGCTGCTTGGGCTGAACATAGAGTAACAGGTCTTAATAATTCATTAAATGGTGAAAGATTTACGATAGAAGATTACGGTGATTCAGACCATGATAATTTAAAAACCTTTGTAGCAATTCCTACTGAGGTTATTAGAATAAATGAAATAGATACTTTTGACTCAAATGTCGATACTTTTGATTCAAATACTTTAAGATTTGATGAAGGATAAGATATAAATATTACAAAACAAGGTAACAATTAATGGCAAAACAAGCATTAGATAGAGGAACAGTCGCAAATGACGGAACTGGTGATAATCTTAGAGATGGCGCTAGTAAAATCAATGATAACTTTGATGAAATCTATACATTATTAGGCGATGGCACAACTCTTACCAGTGATGATGTTGTATTAAGAACAGCATCTCAAACACTGACAACAAAAACAATTAGTGGTTCTTCTAATACATTAACAAATATTGCTAACTCATCACTTACAAATTCATCTATTTCAATTGTTGATGATAGTTCAACATCTGCCACAATATCACTTGGAGAAACATTATCTATCACTGGTGGTACTGGTATAGATACAGCTGTTTCAGGTGACGGACTTTCAGTTTCATTAACTAATTCAGACATTACAATTGTTGATGATAGTTCTACTTCAGCAACAATTTCATTAGGAGAAACATTATCTATTACAGGTGGCACTGGAGTAGATACATCAGTTTCAGGTGATGGTTTATCCATTTCAGTTTCAAGTATACCAAATAGTTCATTAACTAACTCAGGTATTACTTTAGTTGATGATAGTTCAACATCAACAACTATTTCGTTAGGAGAAACTTTAGGTATTACAGGCGGCACAGGTATTGATACAACTATATCTGGAGATACAATTTCAGTTGCCGTTGATAGTACAATTGCTTTAAAACCTGCTACAACAACTGCTACAGGCGATGGTTCTACTGTGGCATTTACATTAGCAAGTTCAGGAACAACTGATAGTGTATTAGTGTTCGTAAACGGTACTTTTCAAGTGCCAACAACTGATTATTCAGTATCAGGAACCACATTAACCTTTACTTCAGCACCTGCTGGATCGGCTGCTATAGTGATTAAGGAGTTTTAAAATCTTGTATAAATATAATAGAAATTAAGAGGAAATTATGCCAGCAATTATAACAAACAAATTTAGACACAATAACGCTGAACAGTTTACGGATTCATTTTCTTCAGACGCTTATTACTTAGGTATTGGTCGACCACAGCCATACGGTACACTTACACGTGGTGATTTAAGAACAACAAACGAAGGTGTTGATACAGGTCCTTTATCTCCTGTTGACTCAATTGCTGACGAATACTATTATTATGATGATATGTTAGCTGCTAAAAAAGTTAACTCATCTGATTTATCATACGTAGTTCCTAGAAGAAACTGGACATCAGGTACAGTTTATGATTATTATAGACACGATTACGGAAATAGAATTACAGGAACAACTACTACACAATCAGCAAATAGTGGCGCTACAAATTTATGGGATGCTACTTTTTATGTAGTGACAGACGATTTCAATGTTTACAAATGTTTAGACAATAATAGTAATGCTACTTCTACTGTAAAACCAACAGGCACTTCTTCATCTATTTTAGCAACTGCTGACGGATACAAATGGAAGTATATGTATTCATTAACTGCTACACAACAAATAAATTTCCTTTCTACAGATTTTATGGCAGTAGAAACAAACGCTACTGTTTCTGCCGCTGCTACTGATGGTGCTATTAACATAGTAAAAATAAAAGAAGGTGGTACTGGTGGTACTGACGGAACTCATACAGGTATCGCAATCAAAGGCGACGGTTCTTCAGGAACTGTTTCAGTTACTATTTCAGGTGGTACAATTACATCTCTTACAGTTACAAACGCTGGTTCAGGATACACTTATGCTTATATAAGAGTTGCTGATATTAACACTGCTGGCGGTGGTTCATTAACTGGCGCTGAATTAGATTGTATCATAGAGCCAAAAGGCGGTCACGGTTTTAATGCTGTGAGAGAATTAGGTGCTTACTATGTAATGTTAAATGTAAACTTTGAAGGAGATGAAACTTCAAATACAGGTGACTTTACAACATCAAATGATTTTAGAAGAATAATGTTAATTAAAAATCCTAAATCATCAGGATCAATTGCTTCAACAGCAACATTAAGAGGAATGAAAGCTGTAACGTTTGCTTCTTCTCCTTCTCCAGGAACTTTTACAGTTGATGAAGAAATCAATCAGGCAACAACAGGTGCTGTAGGAAAAGTTGTTGAGTGGGATTCTACAAACAGGATTTTATATTATATACAAACAAGATTTAACGATCACGGAATAGACAGTGCTGCTAATTTAACTGCCTTTTCAGGTGCTAACGTAATTACAGGTCAAAGTTCAAGTGCTACAGGTACACCAGACACTTCAGTTACAAGTACAGTAGATGATGTAGTATTTGTTTCAGGTTATGCTACAGCAGAAATTGATGAAGATGAGGGAGATGTGATATACGTAGAAAATAGAGCACCGATCACAAGAGCTTCAGACCAAACAGAAAATGTTAAATTAATAATTGAATTTTAGAGGAATATAAATGCCAAGTCCAACTGACTTTAATTTGACGCCTTATTATGATGACTATACAGAATCCAAAAAGTTTCATCGGGTTCTTTTTAGACCATCATTTGCAGTACAGGCGAGAGAATTAACACAATCACAATCTATTTTACAAAATCAGATTGAAAGATTATCTGACCATATTTTTGAAAAAGGTGCGATGGTAATACCAGGCGAATCTGGTTATGATGTTAATTATTATGCTGTTAAAGTCGCAAGTTACACAGGCGCCACTTCTTTATCAGATTTTGTAGGTGTTACACTTACAGGTGCCGACACAGGATTACAAGCAAAAGTAATTAATACAGTTGTTACAGACGGAACAGATCCAGATACTTTATATGTAAAATATATTGATGGTGGTACTGACGGAACAAATTTAGCATTTAATGATGCCGAAGTTTTATCAGGTGTTTTAGCAGATAGTACACTTACAACAGTTACGTTACAAACATCAAATGCCACTGCTACAGGTTCAGCTGCTTATGTAAATCAAGGTGTTTATTATATTAATGGATTTCACGTTCAAGTAGATGAACAAACAATCATCTTAGACAAATACACAAACACACCTAGTTACCGTATTGGTTTAGAAATTACTGAATCATTTATTACATCTAATGATGATGCTTCTTTAGATGATAATGCTCAAGGTGTTTCAAACACAAATGCTCCAGGCGCTCACAGATTTAAAATTAATTTAACTTTAGCAAAAAGAAGTTTAACAAGTACCGAAGATAATAACTTTGTAGAGTTAATTAGATTAAAAAGTGGAGTTATACAAAATCAGGTAAGAACAACAGATTATTCAGTTTTAGAAGACACACTTGCTCGAAGAACATTTGACGAATCAGGTGATTATGCTGTAAGAGATTTTGAGTTAGAAATTAGAGAACATTTAGATGACGGTGCTGGCAATAGAGGTGTATATTCATCTGCTGACGGCGGAGATGAAGCTAAATTAGCTGCTGGTTTTTCTCCAGGAAAAGCATATGTCAAAGGTTATGAAATAGAAACAATTGGAACAACTTACGTTGATATTGATAAAGCTAGAGAGTTTGAAACAAAAAATAATTTTAATACAAGATATGATATTGGTAACTATGTAAATGTTACAGATATTTTTGGTTCGCCAGATGTTGGTCTTGTATCAGGTTCTACTGTACCTTTTGAACGAGTTAATTTATATGACGTAGAAAAACCAGGTGCTTCAACACCTCCTTCAGCATCAGGTTCAAGTGTTCCTACTATTGGTAGAGCAAAAACAAGAGGTTTTGAAATAGTTACTGGAACACCTTCAGCTGCTATTTTACCTACTTCATCAGTTTACAGACATTATCTATTTGACATTAATATGTTTACACATTTGAACATTACAACCGCACAATCATATGCAGCAACAGCAGGAGAAAAAATTACAGGTGGAACATCAGGTGCTACTGCTACAATAGAATCAATTTCTACAACAGAAAGTGGAACTATATCTGGTCCTTCAGGTGTCACACAAGCAAATCCTGGAGTAGTTACAGTTACAGGACATAACTTTAAAGAAGGTCAACAAGTTACAATTACTGGCGTTTCAGGTATGACAGAATTAAACGGTAACGTTTATACAGTAAGAAATCCAGGCACAAATGACTTTGAATTATATGATACAGATG